AAGTGGATTGTGGAGATGGGAGAGCTTGCAGCGCTTAATAAGCAGGAATCCGAGGATATTAAGCAATTCCTATCCATGAAGAGCTCCTACCACAGAGAAGCATACGGACGGCGCAGCATAGAGCATAAACGAAAATGCGTGTTCTTTGGAACCAGTAACAAGGACGAGTTTCTCCGGGATGAAACAGGAAACCGAAGGTTTTATCCTTTGCCGGTAGGTGTGAGGAAACATAAAAAGAACATCTGGAAAGACCTAACAGGCTCGGAAATAGACCAGATATGGGCAGAGATAGCCTTCAAGGTTGACGCCTGTTTAGGCGATTATGATGCATTGCAGTACCAGGTTCTTAGCGAGGAAAGCAATAAGATTCTGGCAGAGCTGCACGAGGACTACAGGGAGCAAGATCCTATTCAGTCTATGGTTGAGAAGTTCTCGCAAACTATGGTTCCGACCGACTGGCTAAACCGGGAAATTTATCAGCGCATTTCTTTCTTAGAGGGCAGTATACCGTATGACGGGGAACTTATGAAACTGCCTTATTTATCCCCGCAGAATATTCACTACGAACTTCTACGACTTCCTATAGGAAGTTTGAAGCCAGTTGATTCATTCAGATATGGAAGATGTATAAGGTCAATAAAGGGAGCAAAGAAAACGATGCTTAGGGATAAAAACTACGGCCTAATGAGGTGCTATACGGTTCCATAAGAAAGGCTAAAGAAGACAAAAATACCTTGTTACAACTTAATCGAAAAAAGGCTTATTTTGTTACAACTGTTACAACTTTTGAAAAAATCGGAATTAATTAAATAGATTTAATAATAAAAAAGTTGTAACAGTTGTAACAAAAATCAGAAAAGTTGTAACACAAAAAAACTAGTATTTTAGCGGTTGTAGCTACTATCTGTTACAAGATTACAACTTTTTTTAAAAAATAAAAGATTTTAAAAAGGAGAACACTTTTTAGCAAATATATTAAATATAGCACATATACACACATAATTAATAAAAAAACTGCATGTATGTCTGCGCTGTGCATATATACGCGCGTAAGGAAAAATCTTGTAACTTTGTAACACAGTCCAAAAACGGAAGGGATGTTTATGCTGGAAAGAAAGAAGATTTTAGAAAGGGATATTGAAAAGAGATTAGTGCGATTACTCGAGGCAAATGGGTGTCTGGCCTACAAGTTTGTTTCCCCGAGTTGTAGAGGAGTTCCGGACAGGCTTTTTATCTGTCCAAGAGGAATGGTGTTTTTTGTAGAACTTAAAACAAAGCGTGGGAAACTTTCTGAATTGCAGTATCACCAGCTTATAAAGTTAGATGGTCAACACCAATTAGTTTACGTGCTTTACGGACTGGATGAGGTAGAGGAATTCGTAAGAGAATTAGCAGATTTCGATTTTAGTAGAGTATCTAGGTTTAGTTTTTGGAATAGATTCAGAAACTTTGTAGTCCGCCGCACAGAAAGGAGGTGATACCTTTTGAAATTTATTCCGCATAATTACCAGGCGATGTGTATAGACAAGGTCGTACATCAAAGCTCTGTCGGTCTTTTCTTGGACATGGGATTAGGCAAAACAATTATTACATTGTCTGCCATTGAGGAATTAAAGGATAGGCTGGAAGTGTCTAAGGTTCTCATTATCGCCCCTAAGAAGGTAGCGGAATCGACCTGGACTAACGAATCTAAGAAATGGGATCACACGAAGGATTTTAAAATCTCTAAAGTTATGGGTCCACAAAAGGAACGGCTTAGAGCTTTGCAGGCTAATGCGGATATCTATGTAATTAACCGGGATAATGTTATGTGGCTTTATCAAACCTTAGGAAATGACTGGTTCTTTGATATGGTTGTGGTAGATGAGAGTTCAAGCTTTAAAAATCCACAATCCCAAAGGTTTAAGGCTTTGAAGAAAACCTTGCCTAAGATTTCAAGGGTAATCTGCCTTACCGGCACGCCTAGTCCTAAGAACTTACTAGACCTATGGAGCCAGATATATTTACTGGATCGGGGAGAGAGACTTGGCCAATTTATCACGCATTACCGGACGAGGTATTTTGATTCCGACTTTATGGGATTCGATTACAAACCGAAGAAGGGCGCAGAGCAGGCTATCACAAATAAGATATCCGACATTTGTATAAGCCTGAAAGCGAAAGACTATCTGGAGCTTCCCTCCATCGTCTATAACGAGATACCAGTTGACTTGGATAAGAAAGCCTTAAAGGCCTATCAGGATTTGGAAAAGAACATGGTTCTATCCTTGGAGGAGTCGGAGATAACTGCGGTATCTGCCGGAGTGCTTACAAACAAGCTTTCCCAGTGTGCGAACGGCGCTATCTACGATGAGGATAAAGTAGTGAATCACATCCATGACTGCAAGCTGGAACGCTTTACAGAGCTTGTGGAAGAGTTGAATGGAGAGTCAGCATTAGTCTTTTACAATTTTAAGCATGACAAGGATAGGATCCTGAAAGCATTAGAGAAGTCAGGTTTAGAAGTTAGAGAGTTTAAAAGCCCTAAGGATGAGGAAGACTGGAATAAGGGGCATATTGATATTTTACTTGCCCATCCTGCAAGCACGGCTTACGGAATCAACCTCCAATACGGCGGACGAAATATCATTTGGTTTTCGCTACCTTGGAGCTATGAGCTGTACGCCCAGGCGAACGCAAGATTATTTAGGCAGGGGCAAGAAAAGCCTGTTATCGTGCATGAGCTGCTTTGTACGGATACGGTAGACCATGATATTAAAAAGTCCCTCTCTGAAAAGGGGCAGAATCAAGAGGATGTACTGAGAGCCTTAAAAGCAAGGCTTAGAAAGGTGGAAGAATGAAAAGCAATGATTGCACAGACGAAATGTTTGGTATGTACCATGTATGCCCTACTTGTGGCGAATCATCAGGATTGTACTACGATATACAGTATCCGACTTTCCGGAAAATTGGGTTAGATGGAAAACCATTTGAAATTAAGAACGGAAAGAGGACTAAAAAAATCACAATGCACCGCAAAGCCTTTATTTACAGCTGCGATATGCATGGAGAATATCAGGTTGCGGTTTGTGTATGCGAAAAATGCGGTTGGAGTAGCGAACCGCTGTCATCTATGGGCTGACTACAACCGCGAAAACATAGAGAGGTGGGATAAATGAGTTTTAGATATACACTGACGGTTTTAAAACAAGAAGAGGAGTGCGGATATATTCAACTTTTCGGAAATAATGATTTCATAGAACAGGTGCATGATTTTACCCAACAAAGATTTCAATCAGAATTGGACGAGGATTTATTCTTCGAAGAAGGGCTATTCAAGGTTAGATTGAATAAAGATGACTTGAATGAACTTTACAGGATTGTAGATGCGTATTGCGTTGACCTTGTACTGAGGGATGAAAAGACATATCGCTATATAGATTTGCTGGAGCATTATAGAAAGGATGGTGATTTCGGCCTAAGTAATTGGAGCGTGATTCTAGGGAAATATTACGCTTTGGAATCCGCGAAATTAAATGATTTCTTAAACAAAAACGAGGCATTCTGTGGATTTATGTGTCCGTTTGGGATTAAAGAAGGATACGAAGTGCTGTTCAAATATAGCTAAAATTACAGGAATTGAATTAAAAAGAAAGGGGGAGTGGTTGGCGCCGTAATACTATAGTTCCCCTTATAACAATGACAAACGAATTTATACTACAGGATAGACTGCAAAAGATAAGACAGATTATAAACCAGTACGGAGAGGAAAACTTTTACATTAGTTTTTCCGGTGGTAAAGACAGCACGGTTTTATCGGCTTTAGTAGATATGTCAATCCCCAATAATAAAATACCACGAGTTTATGCAGATACAGGTATAGAACTAAAAATGATTAGGGATTTTGTGATTGAGAGACAAAAGGTGGACGACAGAGTGGTGGTTATTAAGCCATCTGTATCAATAAAAAGAAGCTTAGAAGAGCATGGATACCCTTTTAAATCAAAACACCACTCTCACTATTTGGAAAGATTTAACCGAATAGGAATGTGTGACAGCATTAGACACTACCTCGGAGAAAGTGTGAAAGGTATAACGTGGGGCGAGCGTTCAACTTGTCCAAAAAAGCTAAAACACCAATTTGACAAGCGTTACAAGTTAAAAATATCTGATAAATGCTGTGTAAATCTCAAAGAGAAGCCATTGGAAGTGTGGGGAAAAGAGAATAAAAAACCCTACATTATACTTGGAGTAATGAGATCAGAAGGTGGACGAAGAGAAAGGTCAACGTGTTTATCATTTAAAGGTAAAAAGCTGAGAGCTTTTCAGCCTATGGTTTCTTTAACCGAAGAGTGGGAAGAATGGTTTATAAAGAAATTTGATATTCAAATATGTGATATTTATAAACCACCTTACAACTTTACTAGAACGGGATGCAAAGGTTGCCCTTTTGCTTTAAAGTTGCAGAACGAATTAGACACTCTTGAAAAATTCTTTCCGACAGAGCGTAAGCAATGCGAGGCAATATGGAAGTCTATCTATGAAGAATATAGACGGCTTGGGTACAGATTGAAAGATAAGTAGAAGAATTAAACGAAGAAAAGGGGGCAGTTATGTTAAAGCCTTTAAACTTTGGAAATTATCAGGCCATGAAGCGGTATAGCTTTAATCAAATGAACCAATGGGCGACATCGGTTTATATGAGCGGATTTGAGGACGGGCAAGATTCTATGCCGAGGATTCTAGAATTTGACAAGGACACAATGACAGAGTTTCTACTGGGAATTGACGGGATTGGCAAAAAGACAGCAGAGAAGATTGTTCAAGCCTTTATAGATAAGGGCGAGAGTGCATGGGACTTAGATGCAGGAGGAGAAGAATGACCAAGGAACAATTAAAGCAATATCGGGATTCAAAAAAGAATCTTGGAATTTTGGAGAAGGAAATCTCAAACATGACCGGCGAGACCGTCCATGACTATGGCCACGACTACTCGAAAGGCTTTAAAAAGGTTGTACATCTTGACGGATTCAATCAGGAGCTTTACGAAAGAAGGCTTAAAAAGCTTTCAGAACTTAAGGCAAAGGTTGAAAGGACGGAGCGGTGGATAGAATCCATTGAGGATGATAGGCTTCGCTTTGTTATCAGGAGTAGGTATTCAGAGGATAAAACTTGGCGATGGATAGCCAAGAAGCTAGGCAAAGTAACCGAGGAATACGTAAGAATTGTAATTCATGACCGGTCTTTCGAGAAAAAATAGCAAAAATGCTAAAATTGTTCGTTTTGTTCGGAAAGTTCGTTTTACAATAATAATGGACTTGGTGTCGGAATGCATCTTGCCATTTGCCATGAAACATGGAACTCCTTTTGAATCTCGNCTTTTCGTTACTAAAGGATATTGTTGGAAAGGGGATGAGCCTTAGTGAAAAACAATGACGATTTAACAGACAAGCAGAAAAAGTTTATTGAAGAATACCTGGTTGATATGAACGGCACAAGGGCTTATCGTGTCGCATATCCTTCCGTGAAGAAGAATGAAACTGCTGCAGCTTTAGCAAGTAGACTGCTAACAAATGATAAAGTTAAAAAGGCGATTGAGCCGATTCTCGCAAGCATGAGTAGCGACCGCATGGCCACAGCCACAGAGGTGATGGAATACCTTACTTCCGTAATGCGTGGCGAGTCTACGGCAGAGGTTGTAGTAGTCGAAGGACTGGGAGACGGTTGCTCCGAAGCCAGACGCTTCAAAAAGGCGCCGGACGAAAAAGAAAGGCTGAGGGCTGCTGAATTGCTAGGAAAGCGATTTGGCTTGTTCAAGGATAAGGTTGAAGTGTCCGGTCTTGAAGCAGAGCGGTCTAAGCTGGATAACCTACTAGATCAGTTAGGTGCCGGCGGTGATTCATGAGTACCGGGCAACTTCTCCTGTCGGACAAGTATAAGGCCTTCCTCCGTTGTAGTGCTTCGGTAGAGTTCCTTGAAGGCACGACCTACGCGGGAAAGACGACCGTAGGCTTGTTTAAGTTCATGCTGAAGGTCGCAAGCAGTAAGAAGAAGCTCCACATCATAGCGGCAAAGGATACCGGTACAGCAGAAAAGAACATCATCAACAAGGACTTGGGCATTGTAGACGACTTTGGCGCACTTGTTGAGTACAACGGTAACGGTACCAGCGAAGACAAAATACCGCACATCCTTTTCCATGCAAGCGGAGGAGATAAGACGGTATATGTTTTAGGCTATGGCGATAAAAAGAAGTGGC